AACTGACGTTCTGGAATAGGTTTAACTTCACTTGGTTTTATTGTACCAGTAGCTGCTAACCTAGTTTGCATTAACTCATATGGTGTTAGGTTAATAAATGGGAACATTCTATAGTATTCTGGAATACCACCTTTACCAGTATTAACATATTTTAAAGCTGCCATTAATTCAGCTTGTTCACCAGGCCATAAACTTTCACTATAAATAACAGAGTTATCTTTTATGATAGCATTTCTAGCTGAGTTAATATTATTAGCTCTATCTTCATTACGTGAGTATACTGGTCTAACATCAAATGAACCATCATTAATCTTAGCTTGTGTTTCTTGTTGAGCTAAACCTATAGCAGTTTCATGAGATTGACCTTGTGATCTTTCATTTCTATATACACTAGTAAAGTAATCAGTAGCTTGATCTATAATAGAACTATACATAGGATTAGATGTAGTCTTATCTGCATTCTCATCCCATAATCTTTCAAGAGTTAAACCCTTAATAAATCTATCTCTTCTAGTTGTATCAGTCTGAGACATACCACCTGCATTTACTTTCTGCATCCAAGCAGATTTAGTAGCTGCATCTGATATACCATCTAGATCTTCTTCACGTATCTCTTCACCATTAACCCATCTCTTTTGTAATTCAAAGACAATATCAGCATCATCTATATCTGATTTACTCCAGTAGTTTGCTAGGTCTGGATGATTTTCTCCAAACTGTGCTCTGTATTTTTGATTAGCTTCTTGTATTTCTTCTTCAGTAGGAGGTTCATCTCTACTTCTCCATTCAGCTAATATAGGTTGAGCAACATTCTCTTGTTCCACTTTTAGTGCATCTTCAGCTTCTTTTACTTTATCTTTCCTAGCTTTATTAATAGCTTTTCTAATAGGACGAGAGAATTGAGGTAAGTACTCTTCAACTGATCTAGGCTTACCTCCATCATTAGGAGTTAATTCATACCCTAAAGCTCTTTCAGCTTCATCAGGATCTATATCACCACTCTCTAGTCCATTAAGTATGAAACCTTTTAATTCTTCTTTAGCTAAGAAATAACCTTTATCTGGAAGACCAGATGATGCAGCATGGTATCCATTAAAAACTTGTAAATAGTTTTCTATAGCAGCACCGCCTTCTAGATTAAATGAATCATAGAATTCATTCTGTCTTCTTGCTGTTTGTTGTGCTTTCGTTGATTCTATAGACTCAGCTTGTGCTTTAACCAAACGTCCTTCATGCTGTTTTAACATTGGATGAAGTAGATACTTATCCATTAAACGCTGGTTTAAACCTTTGTTTTGTAACTGTGCTATGAAGACTTCATCTATTTCTTTAGATACAATTAATCTTTCTGAAGCTGTTAATCCACCTGGTTGATTCCATGTTTTCCAAACTCCAGGTGCTACTTCAACTTGTAATGTATCTTTAGCTTTTTCAAACCATTCACCAGACTGACCTAGAATTAGAGCATACATTTCTTTCTCTTGTGCTCTATTAAAATCAGTTGATTTCAACATATCAGATAGACCTGGATCAACCTTTTCTATTTCACCAGCTGCTGTATAGTTAATTTTTTTCTGTTCATCTAGTTCAGCTTCAACTTCTGAAGTCTTTAATTCATCTTTCCATCTATGTTGATATTTATCTGGGTTATAGTAGTTATCTAGTGCAGCTTTAGCATCAGCTTTATCTCTAGCCCATTTAGCAAACTCTATACCTTTTGTTGTAAGGGCTGTTAGTTCTTTCCAACCTTTACTATTAGCTTTGATGGAATCATTATGCATCTTGATAAGCTGGTTGAAGTGCTCATCTACCAGCTTTACATTCCTATCTATCTGCTTATTAGTAGCTTCAGTCATATCGACTTCAGTTTGCAGATAATTTGTTTTACTAGTGTCTATGCCTAGCGAGGGATTAAATGAATTCGTCATGACTAGTTAAACGCACTATATGTACCAGTAGCAAATGATACAGCTTGCAGTACAGGTTGTATTCTTTCCCACGGACTCTGCTGACGTTCAAACACAGCTGGTCCATACTGACCTGGCAATCCTAACTTCTGTCTATTCTTTGCTACTTTATTCTGGTATTCTCTATCAATACCTTGCATAGCTAATGCACTTTCTTTACCTAGTACATTACCAATCTTATTTTCAATTTGTGCTGTCTTAGCTAATAATGCTAAGTAATCATTTCTACCAGCAGTACGGGATCTTCCACCTTCAGCTGCTTTAACAGTAGAATCAGAGATATAATATTGTTTAGTTGCTTCTTCAGAAAGCTGTCTTCCCTTACCAATAATATCTAACTTTTTAGTATAAATATCTGATCTACGTCTAGACAAGCCAATAACATTTCTGTTCTGACCCATCTTCCAACTAGCTTCCTTACCCCTAAACTTATTTTCTTCAGCTCGGAAGCGGTAATCTCTTTTATGTTTATTTAATTTAGCTTCATGCTTATAAGGATTTGTACACACGACAGAACTCTATAAAGGACAAGTTGTTAGGTCCATACTTAATTTCTCTTAAGAATTTAAAACCTAAAAATTTGAGTAATTTTAGATGGACAGTATTACGTTTATCAACGATGTTCCATAATAGCGGTTCAGTTCTACTCTCAACGAATCGCTTTGCTTCTCTTGCGAAGGTAACAGGATAGTCATGGATAGCAGGTGTACATAACATCCATATTGCTCCATCAGGTCCGACTCCGGCCATACCAGCAGTCTTGCCGTTAGGCACCTCGAACCACACCCCTAAGCCTTCGTGGACGCACAAAGTTAGGTGTTCGATAGGATTTAGCCCGTGACCCTCTACGACCTCTCTACGGTCTTCTGGACGTAAATTAAAGGCCACCTCTAAGGCAGCCTCCATTGTTAGTGGGTGAATATATTTAGACACGTTTGTAGTTTCTAGGTGAATAATCTCCTTCCCATGATAATGCATGTAGGGTAGCAGGAGCTGGGTGTGATGATTTTAGCAGTACATTTACATTTCTATTTGATTCATATACTGGTATTGTTTGTACGTGCTCAGGTAAATATGGTGCATCTGATACTAGATACTCATCTAAGTTAGCTGATTCATATGTTTCACTATAATCATCTTTACCTGTTCTCTGTAGTGTAGTAGTGTAGAGACCGGACTTACCAAAGTTTAATTTAATTCTATGGATAACAAGTGATGAATTAACATCAGATTTAGATTGTGGACCCTGTTGTTGAGTCATATAGAACTTAGGGAAACTCACAGAATACTCATATATGTATCCTATATAGAATGTACCAGTAGACCAATCTCCAGGTACTGTAAAGTCATCTCCATTGATAACAGTACATTCAGCATACCGACCTACTCTAGTAGCACCAGTATCTATATCAACTAACACAAGTGTACCGTTAGGTGAGGTTACTTGATCTATCCAATCAGATTGATTAGTAAATGTTGTTAATTTAGTAGTAGTACTATAAGACCCATTAGTTACAGTAGTCCAGTTATCTAAATGTATTAGATAGTTAGATGTATCAGATCCTACAGTTTCATCAATACTAGGATCTGTATCCTGTTGCATTAGATTTATTTTCTGTAAGAAATTATCTGTATCTAAAAAATAATACTCATCATCTATTATGAAATGGTATTTAATTGGATTATTCAGTTTCCATTTAAACCAAGCTTGTTGTTTTCTTTCTTCACCATAAGAGAGATACTTATATCCATAGATAATATCTGTATTAGTTTTTCCAAATAATACTAATTGGTTTTCTCTAGAATTTGTTAGTTGATCTATATCTTTAGGTAATAAAGTTGATACAAGTTTACTAGTTTCTCCAACCAAAGGTTCTTGTTCTCTTTGAATATTAACCATTTCATTGAATCTACTATACTTACCTGAGTTATCAACATAACCTACAGTTGTACCTAAAGAGATAGGAGATAAATCTTTATTGTAATTGTATGTAGATATACTTCTTAGTTTAGCTGTATCTGGATTTAGTATTTCTGCATCAGAAGATAATAAGAATTGTTGGTTAGTACTAAAGACTGCTAGACCAGCTGCTGTCTCTATACCATCATATAAATCAGAAGGGAATGTAGAACTACAAGATATATCAATAGGATCTACAGCACTAACTGCTAGAGCTGTCTTAGCAAAGAAAGCTGGTGTATCTAATTCTCCAGGTCTGGATAATATAACATTCTCACCTGATAAGAAAGCTAATCTATTACGAAAAAATAATACTCTATTTATTGTCTTACCTATAAAAGAAGGTAAAGGATTAGTATTATCATCTCCTACTGAACGTACACCATAATCTTGCCTTTTTACTAAAAAAGCACCGTCTGCTTGACGTTGCAGTATATGAGGCATAGTTGAATTATCTAAATTAGATGCTATCCCAGGTTCAGCACATTCTACCCATGCACCTGGACCATCACGACCATCGTTACCTTCAAACTTAAGGTAGTAATCGTCATCATTTGAGTCACTTGAATTAGCTACTTTAACTATATAACCATCTTTACATTGAGTAGGTAGATCAGCTACATTATTAACTTGTTCTTGCATTACTCTCATTAAATCCTTTTCAGGTACTTCTACACTGAAAGCACTAGAAGACCATAAATATATACCATTACCTATTACTTTATAACTTATACTACCTGG